AGGAACTCCACCGCGTCGTTGATGACGTCGTCGAGGTAGGTGATGGACTTGTACTCCGGCCGCAGGCTGCTGTAGCTCCGCCTCGGGTCATACATCCCTTGCATTAGGTCGAACCAGTCGCCAAAAATGTAAACGCTCGCCTTGAGAGCGAGCGCTTTGTCGAGGTGGTCTTTCAGCATGTCCCGGTCGCACTTGGTGGAGTCGAAGTGAACGTCGGACAGCAAGAGTCCCACCGTGGTAACTTCATTTGGCTTCAGAATGCGCTCCTCACGGAACTGCCTCGGGCCGTGTTGGGTCAGTATAGCCATACGGTGTCCTCCGGCTTGCCGGGATCGTTATCGACGTGAATAAATGTCTTGGCGATGCCGAGACGATTAAACCCCGCCTCCATGAGGGCGTCGATGATGCGGAACCGCTTGGCGCTGTCGGTGCAGTGGATGTCGGCGGCGTAGCCTGCCAGGTGCGCGCTGTTCTTCGCAATCGGGTAGCCCTGCTTGCCGAGCTTGTCGTGGTGCGCTTTGGTGCGGTAGCCGCTGTTAATTTTGAAGGGCACCCCTGCAATGCCGCGGGCCTTGTCGAGCATGTACAGGAACTCCTTGTCCATGTTGACGCCGCTGCCGGGAGCGTCGGGGCTGTCGAACTCGGACAGCTTGAAGAATTTGAGCTTGTGGTCCATCCAGGTCACCGGTCGAGGCGCGCCACGAGCTGCGCGAGGGTGATTTCTATCTTGTGGATGCTGTCGAGCAAATCGGCCTGCACTTTCTTGTGGCCGTCGTTGTCGAGCTCGAGCTGAATGACGCGCGACTTCATCCGTGCGACGTCGTTGGACAGCTTCACCCAGACGCCCACCACCCCACCGAGGGTGCCGAGTAGGGTGATGACGAGGGAGATGGGCATGGGGTCCATGGCGCGCAATTTAGCACAGAGGCAGTTGGCCGTTCACAGCATCGCCAAGGCCTGCAGAAAGTCCACGACAGTGATGAACCCGTCGGCGTTCAGGTCGAGCCGGCCGTTGTATGGCGGCGGCGTGCCTGGTCCGAGGTATTGCAGAATGTGCAAGAGTTGCATCATTTGCCCTGGCCTTTGTACGGTTTCCGGTACAGTTTAGAGCGCTTGTGCCTGCCCGTCTTGGTCTTGGCATGCACACCTGGGCGCGAGACCTTGCGCTCGATGCGCACCGGCTGCGCCTGCTGTTTAGCTTTCGCCATCGGTCGCTGGTGGTTTCAGTTCGTCCGGCCAATCAACAGGCACGCCGATGGGCCGGTAGAAAATATCTTCCGATGCTTCGTACCAATCGCCGATGTAGATGCACTCGTTCACATCTTCGATGATAGCATCGTGTGGCCATGGATAGTCCGTTGGCATGCCCTCTGCCACGATGCGGTTGATGACGTAGTTGTCGCGTAGAATTACGTATATCATCAGATAGTGTATTCGAGTACCAAACAAAAGCCGCCCGAGCCGTTGCCTCCGGCTCCGCTGGTGAATCCGTTCCGAGTTGCACCGCCACCACCACCTGGTGCGCCGTAATTTCCGCCCGCGCCTCCGTTTCCTCCGTTGCCTGTGGTGTGGCTCCCTCCAGAACTTCCCGAGCTGCCAATCGCTGCCGTAGGTGTCGCCGCTTTTATCATTTGGCTGTGTGTCATCCTGTCGGCGTAATTAGCTGTCCCAATATTACCGTTTCCGCCAGAGGCAATGCCTGCAACTGCGGCCGTATTAGCTGTTCCTGACCAGTTATACAAACGGCTACCGGCCCCGCCCGCGCGTACCGTGTTAGCTGTGTTTACACCCGCACCAGCGGGTCCGCCAAGATTTACCACAATATTTTCCGACGTGCTATCCAATCTTTGCAATACTGAAGATTCTCCAGTGCTTCCACCACTGTCCGAATCCTTACCGTTTCCACCCACAATGAACCCAAATGCAAAGTCGGGTTGAGAATTTGCGGATGTCATACTTAAAACTGCAGCGCCCTGGCCGCCACTACGAGCGCCGTTGCCCCCTTTGGCTATGACCAATGAACCAAAGGATGTATCGCCTCCAGCGCCGCCCGTGCCTGCAGCTGTGCTGTTCGCAGATATTCCCGTGCCTCCCGTTCCTCCTGCTCCTATTGTTACAGTTTCGCTACTTGCAAGCGCCGACGCTAAAATTTGGAAACAAACCGCGACGGCTCCGCCTCCTCCTCCGCCGCCACGCGCGGTTACAGATGTGGCTGCTGTTGCTCCCGATCCTCCGCCGCCTCCACCACCTACGCAAACCACCTCCACCATGACCAGCCCGGTCGGCTTTGACCAAGTGGCGCCTGCCGTGTATTGCCGCAGCGTCAGCGTCAGCGTGCCGCCACCTGCCGCGCCTTTGTTTACAAATTTGCCTACAGCCATCAGAGGTCGAATATATTGATAGTCACCGTCAACGTGGCTGCAGGTGTAGCCGTTGCATAGATTTTTACGGCACCGCTGCTGCTGTCTGTTCGTGGCAGCACGCCTGCCGTGGCTGCGGTGGCCGCGCTCCCGTTGTCCGGAATGACGTCCACAATGCTGGTGGCGCTGATGGCTGCGTCGCTGATGCTGGCCTCGTAGAATCCGCTGACCAAAGACCATGCGCCGGTGGCCACCGTTTTGCCGGTCACCTGTGTGGCTTTGCGTGTCGCCCACGACAGCGTGCCGCTGCCGTTGGTGGACAGCAGCTGGCCGCTGGTGCCGTCTGCCGATGGAAGGGTGTAGGTAGTGTTGGCCGCCAGCGTTGCCGGTGCTTGGATGCCGACGTAGTTGGTGCCGTTGTTGGTGGCCTCGCCTAACCGTAGCACGCCGGCCGTAGTAGCCGTGCCGTCAATTTCGAGGGTGTTGGTGCTGGTGTCGTACGTGAACGCCTCGTCGTACGTCATGTTGCCCGCACTGTCTTGGAACCACACCGACTTGAATCCTCCAGCCGGAGGCGTTGCACCTGGGATGCCGATGCTGCTGTACGTTGCCTGCGTCGTGCCCGCCCATACGCTACCGTCGTAAACGAGCACCTGGCCGACCGATGGCGGCTGGTCTTTTACGTTCGCTAAGTTCTCGAGCGTTGTGGCCGGCACAATCCGCACGTATATCTCGCCGGTGGTTGCGTTCTGTTTTGTCACCCAGCCGATGATCTGCGCGTACGAGTTGTACGCCGTCGGCAGTGCGCTCGTCCATGCGCCTGCTGTAGTTGCGCTTGCGTATAGCAGGGTTCCGACGGTAAAGCTGTTCGTGTTGAGGCCGCGCACATGTCCTACTGCGCGAGCGTAGCCCGATGCACCGGCTGCGATGTCCTCGGTCATGACGCCTAGGATGCGGTGTGCGTCAACGCTGAGCAAAGAATTGAACGCGGCGATGCGCAGCTCACCGGTAGTCGACTGTGCACCGCTCTCGCGCACAATGGTGCCCTTGGTAATTGTGCTTGCTGTGTTGTTGTACACCGGCACATCCTTGGTGGCGACTGTGTTCAGGGTCGAGATGTCAACTCCGTCGACAGATCCACTCACCGCAATGTTGCCAACCACATCGAGCGCCGCAGCTGGCGTGCTCGTGTTGATGCCCACCTTGCCCGCGTTTGAGGCGGCCGTAATGAACATGGCCCCCACGCTGTTGGGCGTAGGCGTCGCGTCGTCCTGCACGAATACGCGCATTTGCCCAGGGCTTGACTCGCCCAAGCTCCAGTAGGTGTTACCGCTGTTGGAGATGATTTGCGCGTTGCCCTCCTCAAGTGTTACCGCCATGCCGGTCGTAGCGTTCGCCTCGTGCACAATTTTTGTAACCGTATGGTCGTCGTCGTCGAGCGGTTGGAACGTGTCGTACAGCCGCTCTAAGCGGACCGAGAGGCCGCTGACGGTGCTGTCTAAAGTATCGACGAGGAACTTGGCGTTGGCCGCCTCGTCAATGACGCCTGGGAATGATCCGGCCGCAGGAGCTACAGGCGGGTTGAGAATCTTTGGTGGCTTTGGCACCACGCTGACATCGGTCGCGTTGCCTGTGATGTGGAAGAGCTCGATGTCGTAGTTGCGCATCCGCCCGTTGTACGTGTACTGGTAGATGCCCATGCGACGGCTGTCGCTGAGCACTACGTTGTACATGTGCAGCAGGGTGCCTACGTTGTTTGCGTAGAGGGTGCCGCGCTCCAACAGCAGGGGATATTTCTGGCCGCGCAGAATCTCCTGCACGCCCAGCTCGTTGATGTCGTACGCGCCGCTGAAGGTCGTGCTGCTCCAGGTCTCAGTTTTGCTGTGAGTGCTGGCTCCGGTCTGCACAAAGATGAGGCCGCGAGCCTGGTCGGAATCGATGGAGCCCAGAAGCACTGTACCGTTGTCGAGGTTGGCGCGTGCGCTGAGCGCGTTCGTTGCTACGTAGTCGATTGTGTCGCCGTCGTTGCCCTCGATGTACACCTTGACGTTGTACAGGTTCACGTTCGTGGCGTTTGTCCACGTCGTGTTAACAGTGCCGTTGGTGTTCAGCACTTGAAACCCTACGCGCATTTGGATGCCGTTCGCCTCGATTGGAAGTTCCCCGGTGGTGAACTCGTTGGGCAGGTTGCCAATCATCCCGAGCGGGTCGATAGACGGGTAAGCCTGGCCGGTATTCTTGTTGACGTTCCGGATGCGCACGTAGGTGCGGTCCGTGTTCGTTGTAGTCCACGTCGGCTCGCCGTACTGGGTGATGTAGTGCGAGCTCAGGAAGTCGTAGTAATAGCCCGCACTGCCGGAGCTGTACGTGTGCTCCCATTTCGCGTAATAGGCCCCAACCTTGAGCAGCACAATCAGGTCCACGCGAGCCAGCTGGTTGTTGCCTCCCTGCCCAGTCATGAAGTGACTGTTGTCAAACGTCACCCGAAACTTGGTGCCAGAGGCGAACGTGTAGTCGGGTAGGTTGAAGAGGTCCGTGCCGAAGTCACCTTCGAGGTGCTCCTGCACCCCGATGATGCTCTGCTGCCCGCTGAACTTGTACGTGCGGCGGACCTCCTTGAGCGGCAACTGGTGCGTGTACTCCCAGCCGGTCTCCTTGATGATGTCCGTCTGCAAGGTCAGGCCTACGTCGGCGCTGCTGCTGCTCGTATAGCTCGCGTCGCTGTAGTAGTTGAAGTAAGACAGCGTCTGCGAGTCGTGGTGGCTCACAATCGGGATCATCCAGAAGCGCCCGTTGGCCAAGAACAGCCGAGCGTTGAGCACGCGGCAAAAGCTCTCGAGCACCTCGAAGGTGTTAAAGAACTCGATGGCGCCCTCGTTGTCTGGGTTTAGCCAGGTCTCGGTGTTTACGCGCAGCTTGCTGAAGAAGTCCGCGCCGGTGGCGTAGAGGTTGCTCGGGGTGTAGGCGCAATCAAGCGAGGCAAAGATGTCTGTGGCGCCCCAGTGGTCAATCGTGCGCAGCTTGCCAAGGCAGTGTTTGACGATGTGCTCGCGGAACGTGCGCCCGTCGGTGTAGTCGTAGGGGTCGCCGTTGTTGTTGAACTTGATGCCGACCAGGTTGGCGAGATCATCCGAGGCGATGATGCGCACCTCCTGCGGGTAGGCCTCGTCCTGGCGCACGACCTGCTCCGGCAGGATGATGCCCGCCCAGTAGAGCGTGTTGACGCCGTCCGGGTCGTAGCGTAGAGTCACCGTCAGCTCGCCCTCGAAGGTGGTGGGCAACTCGTCCAAGAAGGTAGTGATGCTGGCGCTGTTCTCGATGATGCTGAACTCGAGTGACGAGCCGATGACAGGCTGGTGCCGGTCCTCGTTGTTGCCCTCGTAGCGCAGCTGATATGCATCGCCGCCTACGTTGAAGCTGACGACGCTGCCGCTGTAGTTGGAGTCGTGGATATTGAGCTGCCATACCTCTCCGAGGATGTCGCTAAACTCGGCCCGTAGGCGAACTGCTGGTGCTGGCATTAGTATCCTCTTGTGCGGTATCGGTCGATGGTGGAACGCTCAGAGCTGAGCAGGATGTCGCGGCCGTCCAGTCGGCCGGTCACGACGACGTTGCCACCGGCTCCGCCTATCATGCTGCGCAGCTTGTCCAAAGGTGCGACGACTTCGGGGTTGGTGCGTGCTCCGGAGTACTCACCCATCAAGCCCAAAGTAGGCCCGCTGATGATGCCACCGTCGGCAAACTCCATGATGTTGGCAAAGACGGACTTCATCAGGCCCATGCCTGCGGTGATGAGCGCAGGCAGAATGATAGCGGCCGCTGGTCCTGCGCCGACTGCCGTCTGCCCTGCCGCCTGAATTGCAAGGGCGGTGGCTGCGTTGAACGCCGCGTCGACAGCCGATGAAGCGAACGACTTGAAGGCCTCGCTCGCGCCCTCTGTGCCCATCACAATTTGGCCCATTACCTCACCAAATTGCATCCCCCAGGTTGCGGAGGTTTCGGCGAGCAGCAGCATTTCCTCACGGATACGCGCAAGGTTCTCAAAGTACTCCTCCGCGCTTTGCGTAGGCGCCTCCCATACCTCCTCCTCGAGGCCCGGAATCTCGAAGAGGTTTAGCTCATCAAGTCCTGGCAGTGCCATGCCTGCGCCGCTTGGCGTATTAAGCTCCACCAGCTGCTGGTCGCGCATGGCCTGCGTCGCCTGCTCAATCGCGTGGGCCTCCTTCAGCCGAGCAAGCTCAAGCTCTTTTAGGTTGTTTAGCTCTTTGTCGGTCACCTCGACGTTGGCTGCGCGGGCCACCGTCTGGTCGTTCATGGTCTTGGTGTCGCGGATGCGCTGCTGCTCTTGCTTGCTCGCCTCTTGGTACTGGCGCTGGTAGGCGCGCACCTGGTCGTCGAGAACTCTGATGAGCTCCGCGGTATCGGCAATTTGGCTGACGGTACGGTCGCTAATGTTTGCGCCCTGCGCTTCCTGCGAGCGCTTTAAGTCGTCGTACTTGCGGCGGGCGTCCGCTAACTGGTTGTTAGCTTCTTTAAGCTGCACCGCGATCGCTTCCATCGCCGCGCGGCCGGTCTTGTCCTTGATGCTTTCGTCGAAGTCCTCCTTTGCCGCCCGCGCTTTGTCGCTGGCGTCCTTGTAGGTCAGCATCGCAGCCGCGAGGATGCCGATGGCGGCAGCCGCTGCGACGTAGGGGTTGGCAAGTACAGCAGCGTTGACGCTCATGATGGCCGTGCGCAGGGCGGGCAGCACCAGGTTCACCGCCACGAATCCCTTGTGCAGAGCGCCGAACGCAATAACAGCCGGGCCGATGGCCGCCGCAATCGCAGCCACCACCACAATCGTGGTCTTGGTGCTGTCGTCCAATTTCATAAATCCGGCCGCGAGTTCCGTGACTTTATCGATGGCCGCGGTGACGTACGGCAGGAGCACGTTGCCCAGCGAGGCGCCCGCTTGCTTCAAGTTGTCGAGCGCGGTGCTGAACTTGCCGGCCGCCGTCTGGCTGAGGCGCTCCATGGCGCCGTGTGCAAAGCCGCCCTCCTCCGCGAATCCGCGCAGGGTGGCGTTGAACTGCTCGACGGTGACAGCTCCCGCCCCCAGCTGCGACGGCAGCAGGCCGGTGGCCTCGCTCAGCGCAGTGAAGATTGGGATGCCGCGCTCGGCGAGCTGGTTCAAGTTCTCCAACTCCACCTTGCCCTTGGCTTGGACCTTGGCGAAGATTGCCGTGATGTCCTCGATGCTCTCTCCGGAGGTGGCCGCGATGTCGCCGAGGAATCCCAGCTGCTCATTCACCTGGCTGATGTCGGTGCCAGCCGCCAGCAGCTGGCGAGCGGCTCCGGCAATCTCCTCGATTTGGAACGGTGTGGCCGCAGCGAACTGGTTGAGCTGGTCCACCATGGCGCCCGCCTGCTCAGCTCCGCCGGTCAGCGAGATGAACTGCGTCTCCATGGTCTCGAGGTCGGCGGCGGCTTTCACGGCCGCAGCGCCCAGGCCGACGATAGGCAGCGTCACGCCCATGGTCATGGATTTGCCCATGTCCATGATGTTGTCCGACGTCTGCCGGATCTGCCGCTGTATCTTGCCGAGCTCTTTGTTGAACTCGCGGGTGTCCGCACCTACGCGGACTATGAGGTCGCCGAGTTTAGCCATTACTGCTCTTTGCTATTTGGCGCAAGATAGCCAAGCCATCCGCAGCGGGTTTGCGCTTTGCCTCCCAGGGGAACTCGGCGATGTCCTCCGGCTTGAGGCGCTTCTTTGTGTGTGGGTTTAGAAGCAGGCAGGCCAGCCACCGGGTGCGCTCCCACTCGCGCTGGTCGCGCTCTTTCTCGAGCTCGAAAAAGCCGGTGACTGCGTTGTTGAACTCGGCGAAGGTGAGGCCGTAAAGCACAGACGGGGTCAGGCCCAGCTGGCCCAACCCCGTCGCTTCAAGTTCGTCCCAGTTTAGGGCTTTGCCTTTCCCGCGCTTTTTTTTTGGTCGCCTCCGAGCAAGGCCGCGACGGCCTGCGTCAGGGTCTCAAGGTCGGCGATGGTGCAAAGCTCGAGGAAGTCGTCCGCAGTCAAGTCCCAGGTGTGGCCGTTCGCTTTGGCTCCTGCCTCGGCGAAGTAGTAGGCCAGCTCCGGGATACGCGTGACGTCTGTCTGGTCGATGTTGGCCACCTTCACGCCGGTGTTCTGCTCGAACTTGCGCCACGCCCCGAGGGATGCGCGCAGGGTGAAGGTGCGGCCGCTTAGTTCAACCAGCATCAGACGATGGTCTCACGTACGACAGCGCCGGTGAGGTCCATGGTCAACGACCAGGTGACGTTATCCTCAAAGCCAGCCGTTTGCTCGATGCTGGTGATGTAGCCAGCGACGTCGAACTCCTCGTCCCCTGCGTTCGGTAAGCTGCCGCTGCCGACGTTGGAGAACACCGCGAAGACCTTGGTGCCTGCGATTTGGTAGTCCACCAAAGCGTTGAAGCTGTTCGTAGCGTCCTCAGCGAAGATGCCGCTGACGTTGATGCTGGCCGACTTCAGGGCCGGGAGGATTTCGCGCCAGCCTGCGGAGGTCTTGGTCGTGATGTCGCGCACATCGGTGCTCATGGAGATGCTGCACTCGGTCACTGCGCCGACCACCGTGTGGGTGCCGTCGGTCGTGCCGGTGAAGAAGCGAATGCTCGAGGCATTCAGGTAGCCAGTGGTCTGTGCCATCAGTCGGGAGTGTTTTCGGGTTGGAGTTCAGGTGCGGGTTGATCAGTGAGCTCAGGCTGCGGCGCGGGTGCTTTCTTGGCCTTGGCCGCTTTCTTGTAGGCCTCGTCCTCCGGGTGGGCGTCGCAGTACTCGCCAGCAACCAGGATGCGGTAAAACTTCATCGATACCTCGACGGTCTTGCCCGTTTCCCACTCGTAGCCGTAGAGCTTCAGGGGCTTCTTGAGAGTCACAATCATGGCCCGAATGTACGGAGTTTGGGTTACTTGGATTTGCGCTGCGTGATGTACCACTGTCCGCCGATGCAGTGCACGGTGATGCCGTCGTAGGAGCGGTCCATGGTGGCCGAACCGCTGCCGTCGATGGTGACACCCATGTCTACCTGTGCTTTGGTCACCAGCAGCGTGCGCTGGTTGGAGAGATGGTTGCCCGTCTTGATACGAACCTCGCGGCCCTCGTTGCCGGTCACGGTTGGCAGGTAGAGTATCGCAGCGAGGCTGCCGCTCGAGGCGGCGTAGTTGGCAAAGATGAGGTGATCGTCCGAGTTCACCGTAAAGGTCGCGCCGTTGGTCAGCGCCAGGATGCGCGGCTCGTCGTAGACCGCACCGCGGATGTACAGGTCGGGCCGTATAGCGGAGGTGACAGGCAGGGTGTAGTTGCTGCGGTCAATGCGCACCTCGTAGTCGCTCATCACCCGGTAGAGGCGCTGCGGTTCCTCGAAGTCCATCACCTCGGTGATGTATTGTATGCTCTGCACGTTGACGCCCGAGTAGGTGCCGCTCCGCCGGTCGAGGCAGGTGCGCACCGCATCGGATAGGTCGATGGCTGCCGTGTAGCTGAGGGCGTAGCAGTTCACCTCCACGCTCGCTGTGTCGAGCGCAGACGGTGCCGCCTGCACGTCGCTCGGATCGTTGCTGCGGATGCTGTAGACGACGTAGGGTTTGGTTTGCTCCTGGTCTGCAATCTCCGGAAAGACGCGCGTGCCCACGATGCCGCTGATGGGGCCGTCGTTGGTGAGCAGGTAGTAGATGGCTTTGCCGGCAATCATCGCATGTATTTTTCGAACTCCTGTTTTAGCTCCTGCTGCAGCTTCACGCGCATCTGCGCCTGCGTGGCTTCCATCGCACGACGGATGACCTTGTAGTTGGGGTGGCTTGCCGACTTGCCGCCGAACTCCTCCGGGAAATCTCCCTCCTCCACGATGTGCGCAAACCATCCGTCGGAAGTAGCTGGCACCTTGCGCTTCATCGGGTAGTTGACGCGAGGGCCTGCAAGCACCGTCGGGAACTTGTTGTCCGGTGACCAGGTGCCCATGGAGTCGCGCAGCTGGCCGCGGTAGACGAGCAGGGCGTCCTTGTTCGGCCGCACCACGATGTCGCGCTTGTACGGCTTTATCATGCCCTTGGCCTTGCGCACGAATATCTGCGCCACCTTGCGATACCGTCGGCGCACGTCTTTCTCGTTGATAGCGCCGAACTGTGCCGCGCGCTCCAACTTCTTAAAAACGTTTTGCTCGAGCTGCCAGTATATCATTCCCGTATGGTGCACGTGAGGCGCAGGCCCTCGTTCCTCCCTATCTCTTGGATGGCCTCGATGTTGTAGGCCTTGCTGTTGTAGGTCACCCGGTCCTTCGGGGTCACCGCCGCCACCGTAGTCGAGTAGCGGATGATGAAGTGCACCGGCTGCTTGCTCATGAGCTGCAGGCTCTGTATGGCCTCGTTGCCGGAACCTTCGCGGAAGATGACGTCGGCCCAGACGGTTGCCAGCGTGGTCCACGCCTGCGCCCGCTCGCCGTACGCGTTCGTGGTCAGGGTCGCCCGCTCGATGAGGATGCGGGAGTCCATCCGGCCGAACTTCATTGCAGCACCCGGTAGGGGCTGACGAGGGCGTCGATGCCCAGCTTCAGCCGCGTGGTAATCGTGCCCGTCACTTCCTCCACCCGGTTCTCGTAGAGGTGCCCCACGATGAGGCGCACCGCCTGCAGCAGCGGCGTCGGGATGTCAGCCTCCGCGTAGCCTACCGTCATGTTCACGCGCACCCGGTTGAGCGCGTCGGTGTACAGGTCGGGCGGGCTCACCCACTGCAGCCTGGCGGGTTTGGTCTGCAGGTCGTAGTAGTACTTTGATGCATCCAAGGTCAGGAGCGTGTTGGCCGTCGAGAGGTAGGTCACACTGCTGATGGAGGCCACCGGCCCGATGGGGATGCGGGTGGGGTAGAAGCTGTCCATGTAGCCCACCGCCGTCACGTCGCCCATGCGCGTGTCCGTCATCGCCTCGACGTAGGTGATGGCCACCTGCCGCAGGGCGGTAATGTACGTGTCCTCGTCGGCGTGGTCCACGCGGAGGAACTCCTTGAGCGCCGCCACCGTCACGATCGAGTCGAGCACTGGCGCGCTGGTGATGGTCACTGTCATCATGGGCCGAAAATACAAAAGCCCGGGGGAGTGCCCCGGGCCTTTGCTATGTGCTCAGCTCTGCAGTTACGCGTTGATGTCGATGATCTTCGAGAGGGCACCAGCCTGGCGCACGTCGAAGTCAAAGAAACGGTTCACGTGCAGGACAATCTGCGCCGTGCCTGCTGCGCTGTACGGGTCAACCAAGAGGTCGATACCGCCGAAGTAGGCGAGGATGCAGCCCTGTTGGAAGTTACCGAACAACATCTGACCGACTCCCGAAGACGCGTCCGTGAGGTACGGAGTAGCTACAGCCGGGTAGCCGTTGAACGTGTTCGTGCCGAGGTCGTACAAGGCAGAAACCGATGCCACCTGCGCGATGTTCTTTGCAAACTTGTAAGCAGACGGGCTCATGACGTAGCGGGCTGCTGCGAGGTTGCCGCCAGCTGCAAGCACTGCAGCTTCCATAGCCACTGCAATTGCCGACGTCAAGGTCGTCGTGCCGTCCGTCGACTGGTTGTTGATGCTGGCACCGTCCAAGGTGTCGAATGCCGTCGTGTCGATGATAGCGTTCATTGCTGCTTGCAGCTCCTGTGCGATGACCATGTCGACTGCTGCGCCGCCTTGGAGGAGGAGCTGCTTCGAGTAGGTCGTCTTTGCAGATGCGCGCTGCGGAGAGAGCGTGAGCTCGTCCATCTCGAGGCCTGCTGCTGCGTTAGCGTCGACTTCGCCCTCGAGCGTAGCTGCTGCCTTCACAGAAACCCGCGGGAACTTCAGGTTGCCCGTCATGCCCTGCAGGGTCGTCGTGCCCAACAGCTCAATGACAGACGGAGCGCGCAGAGCTTCGATAGCCCCTGGCACGTTCGTAGCCACAAAGCCATTGCCGTCGCCGCTGTCGGCTTGGAAGTTGTCCGCAGCGCCTGCGCGGAAAAGGGCCTTCGATGGGATAGCCACCTGGCCGACCGACTGCAAGCCTTGAGCCCGCATCTCGCGCTGTGCCTCCTGTGCCCACTCCGCCTCGGCGCCCTCCAAAGAGCGACCATTGGCTGCCTGCATTACGGCACGGCTCAAAGAGAAACGGCCATGCACGCGCTCGACTTCGCGCTGCTCGCTGCGGCTCACAGCTTCGCCGCCGACCATCCGTGCCACCATGGCCTCGTGATCTGCGCGGTGCTTGATTTTCTTGTCCAATGCCTCGACTTCGCCGACGAGCCACGCGGCGCGCTGCTCTTCAGCTTCGGTCATCAAACGACCGTCACGGTCGGTACCTTCAACGAGGGCGACATGCTCCTCGTAGTTCTTGGCGCGGAGCGCCTTCAACTCGTTCAAGTTCATGGTGTGGGTGGGTTTATTGGGTGCTAATTTATGCACTGGTGAGATAGGGGTATTTCGTACTTCTGGCTCGGCCTGCGCAGCCTCTACAGGTGCGTCGATGGCCTCGAGAATTTCTTCCACCACCTCGTCCTCCGGGCCGGCCGCCTTAGCGCGGGCCGCCACCGTCGTCGTGGGGTAGGCAGGGTAGGTCACCGGGCTGACGTCGAGCAGGGCGCCCATGCGGGTGATGGTCCGCAGGTTGGCCTTGCGGTCCCAGTCCTCGTCCGCAATCGTGAATGCGAAGGAGCTCTGCGAGATGTCGCCGCGCTTGATGAGCTTGTACAGGTCGCGGCCCTCGGTGGTGTCTGCCAGCCGCGCGGTGTAGCGCA